TACCATTTTTTAAACTATCATTTATTTCATTTATTATTGACAATGACCAGGGCAGAAATTTATGAAACTTTGATGGAATTTTATTTGGAATTCTTTCATAAAATAAGTTCATTGCTTGAAATACTTGACTAATTGATTGCGGTGAGGGCAGGCTTTTATTTTGACATAAATCAATCAAATCTACTGCAGTTTTACTAGATTTTTTACTACGAAGAGATTCAGGTATTACTAAACTGCCCATACTCGGTGCGGCTCCGCCCTTTGAACCCTTGCTTGATATGTTAACTTGGCGCTCTGTTGTTGGGTTAACAATAGAGGCAAAACTATCTGCAAGTGGGTTGTTTGACGCTGCTGGAAAATTTAATACTAACGCATTTAAATCCCCGCCAAGCCAATCTAAAAACCCAGAAATGTTTTTAAATTTTGACCTGCCTTTGACTAGTGCCAATACTCCTAAATATTCCCCAGCATAGTCCACAATAGCTTTTTTAATTTGTGTATTTTTAACGAACTCTTGTGGGATAGTAGGAGGAAGGCCATTATCTAATGCGTTGGCTACTTCAATTACTGCCTTACCATACTCTGTGCTACTCAAAACTGAGTTATGTGCTATTTCGTCCGCTAACTCAGACGCAGGAATGAATTTATTTGTTAACCCAATTTGTCCAGGCTTAACTAATACCCCTTCTTTATTTATTTCAGAAGTGTCTGCATCATCCCCTGGTTTAGCAGAGGCGCCGCCGAACTCTGATGTTTTTCTAAATGAGCTTAATGGCCACTGTTTACCATTTATATCAGTTCCCATGACGCGGCCAGTAAACAATTTGTTTGAGATCATTTCTTCAAAACGGTCTGCTTCAGCCGGATCTAAAATAACTTCAACGCCGTCAGCGTCAGTGTAAAATTTACCCCCTGTTCGAATATGCTTTAAGAAAGCTGCGATTCGTTCAGGGTATTTTGTTATTTGTGCTGGTGTAAGAGTAGCCTCTAATAGGTCTAGTTTATTTAATAAATGTCGCATAGGGAATCCATTTAATGGTATAATACTATTTAGCATTATTTCACAATGTGATGTCTTCCATCCCTGCCGTTCTAAGACGGCATACATGGCCTAGCATAAAATTCTTAGATTCTATTCCTTTTAAGACGCCAAGCCACTTATTTCGCATCAACGCAACTTCATTTATGATACACTCAAAATCAATCACATCAGGTTCACCGTCTACATATTTTTCAGCATCACGGCTAGTCAGCACTCTGTTATACCCCTCCAAATACTTTTGAAAGAATGTTCTCCTAAGTTTTCTAAGCTGTAGCTCTAAAAATCGCAACACAGCTTCAATTTCTTGAAGCTGGTTGAATCTTACTTCAGTGATACCTGGCAGTGCCGAAATGCTTTTCTCGACATTTCCATGAATTGTTACATCATACTTAGCTTGCTGCAGCTCTGCTTCATAAAATGCGATAAATTCTGGCAGACGCGATATGTCTGCTGTCACCTTAGTATACCAAGTCATTAATATGACCTCACTTGTTGATTACTCGTCGTCTTCAGCGTTGTAATCGTCATCAAAATCTTCATCATTGATGGCATAAGTTTTCAATGCCTTAGCCATCTTTGAATCAGTTGCACCTAACAGTTTAAGCTCTTCATCAGAGATCAGATCTACTAGGATACTCATGACATTATCAGCCGCTTCCTGCCTATCCTTCGCGGGGATATATTGTTTCAAGCTGGAATACATTTCACATAACACATCTATTTCAATTGTCATAATACTATCCTTGGGTAAAATGTTATTTAGCCTGCTACATCTTCTTCAGCCACTTCTGCTACCACCACTGATTTCTTAGTAGGGTTAGCTGAGATGTTAGCCATCACTTTGTCAAGAGTTCCGTCCTTGTTGCTTTCCCATGCCTTACGGAACTGTTTAATCACAGTGCCGTCAGCCATTGTAAACACCAAGCTATTGCCGTCCTTCTTCAACAACCCTTTGCCTTCAGCCAAATCAACTAACCCGCTGTATGGATTCATTCCTGTTTCATACGGAATCTTAATTTGCACTGACTCAAACGGCTTGGCATAGCGAGTTTTCATAATCTTACAAGCTGCACGAATACCGTTTACTTCCGTAGTCTTGTTACCGTCTTCATCCTCTTTCAACTTCAGTTTACGCATAGCAACCACGATGGATGATGCGTAGATGAAGCCTTGACCACCGGAGATTTTGTCGTCTGGGTCAAACATATCTTGGCTCGCATAAGTATGATTGGTACACACCATTCCTACATTATAGCTTCCAAACATATTAACACAATTACGTACTAACGAGGTAAGTGCTTTGGGTTTGCGACCCATATCGCCTTTCATCTCGCCAGCTTCAAACTGATTGACATCAGTAGGAGTAAGTAACATACCCAACGAGTCTATAACAAACAAGATTTTTGTTCGCTGCTCTTCAGGCATTGTTTTATATTCTTTCATAAACTCTGAAATGGTCTTGGCCACATCATCAATCATTGCCAAATTAAGTTTAAGCAATTTGTCTTCTGATGTGTCAACCCCCAATGCCTGTAACCAAGCTTCATCTAACGCATTTTCTGTATCAATCAAGATAGGGAAAATATCTTGCTCTTGCGCTTGCTTAATCAAGTTTCCAGCACAAATAAAACTTTTGCCGCTATTATGGCTGGAGATGCCGTCGCCCCAATACCTATGATTCGGATGATCTACTGTAAAGTCGTAGCATTCTTCTGGAGCTATTTCATTAATAGATACTACAGAGTCAGAAATATTTTTGCTCGATAGAAGCATCATTGATTCTGATGTAACACCCGCAGGCACCCAAGTTCCATCTGATGATTGAAGTAGGTGGTTAACCGCACACTTAGTTACTTCACCACTGGCTAATTTGATTTCTACCATTGGCAATACACCTTTATTAAACCACGCGGTAATAGGTTGGAACCCATCCGGTGTATCTATTTCTAAGTAGTATTCCCCACTGTCCCATAATGTTTTTAACTCGCCAACTGTAATTTCTTTAATTTCCATTTTTAATGTCCTTAATTATTCTTTCTGCCACTGCATGCGGATTCTTATTTACTTCACTTTCCCATATTATAATAACATTTTAACTCCTGCATGCCCTGCAATTTTTTCTATTCGTTCACTGTCGTCTTTCCATAATTCGGCCGATGTTTTTATTGTTTGAGCGGAAAACCAGACCATCTTTAGTCGACGGGTAATTGACACAAATGCCGTAGAATGTGGGCATAAATTATATCTTTTTAGAAATTCTAACAGTTACTTTAGCGGTTGCTGGTAAGCAACCACTTTCACCTGCAAATACTGTTACCTTACCTAGTGGTACTCCCTTGTGGAAATCCCCACTGATTAAAAAATTCAAAGCAAAATTCCCAGTTGATACCCAATCTTTTGGGTCGTTAAATCCAATTCCTAGTCCCTCAATAGACTTAGTAATAGACTTGCGAAATTTTGAAATGTCAAACGGACGTCCTGCCATGTTATGGCTCCTTTTAAAAGATAAAGAGTTGCCCTGCTATTACACAAGGCAACTCTGCTAACACTTACTTATGCTGCTGACTTTTGGCGGCTACGAATGAGTGCCAAAATATCTTCCGCACGGCTGCCGGTTGCGGCTGGTTTAGCTGCTACTGGTGCTGCGGGTTCATCAGCGTCAAAATCTTCAGCATCATGAACTGCTGGTGCTGGTTTAACTGCTGGTTTAGCGGCGGGGGCAGGTGCTGCTTTAACTTCTGGTTTAGATGCAGTAGTATTGCCATCAGCATGGGATACTTCGTCATCAGTACGGAAACCAGCTGGCTTAAAGTGGTTGCCCCACTTGGCAGGATCGTATGCTTGTCCGTCAACTGACGCTTCAAACATTTCCTTCATGATGACCAAGTCTTCAGCGGATGGACGCTTAGGCAAGAATTCAGCCAAGTTAAACAGTCCATATTTTTCAACTGCTTCCATTTCATCAACTGTCAACGGAGTTTCTTTACGAGCCCATTTGCTGGTGCTGTAGTCTGCGTAACCGCCCTTACTTGTCTTAAC